GCCAGCAAAGACAGCTCCAAGCGTACCAGCAGCCATAGGCCCGTAGTCCCGCACTAAACGCTGATACCATGGCATATTGGCTTCAGCCGTCGCGGACGCCGCATTGGCGTCGAGTCTACGGAGCTGTGCCTGCAGGGGGCCAAGCTCAGAGCCGATCTCAGACAGCCGCGATGATCTCGCCTTACGTTCATCGTCAAGCCTCTTAAGGTACGCTTGCATTGCTGCCTGCGTGCCGCTCGTGGCGCCTCCGCGGCCGAACCATATCCCATCAGGCCTGACAGGCCGACCCTGCTGATCCACGCTGTAGAGGCCGTATCCTTGAGGGCTGGCTAGGAACTCCTGCAGGGCTCTGATCTCTTCTCGGGTCGAATTCGGACCTACATTGCCGAACCGCTCTTGGAATGTGGCGGTCCCGCCCTTCCCATCGGGTACGCGACCGAGGGCTGCGGTTTCGGCGTTGAGCGTCTTCTGCTGCGCCTGCAGTTCGGCAATGCTAGCACGCACGGACGCCGCCTGGTCTAACGCCGTCGGCGCCTGCGCCTCGCCTGTCGTCGCCAATAGAGAGCCGCCGAGAGCCGCAGGCACGCCGACCGCCGGGCGCGCCAATGTGCGTCCGATCGCCTGGACGGGCGGGCTTGATGCGACCGCGCGCCCGATGGCGCCAGCTCCTCTGAGCGCTGGCCCCGTGCCGACCACCTGCCCGAGGAGATCGGCCATCGGATCCTGGGCTGCAACCGCGCCCATGTCTATCCCCTGATAGAGCACAGGCGTCTGCTCGCCTGAGAGCGTCTGCGCCGGCCCGATCTCCTCGACTGGGCCGCCTCTGCCTAGCCCGAATGGCGTCGCGAGACTGGCGCCGAACGCCTGCAGGCTGCGCCCAAGACTGGGGCGGGAAGGGTCTGTCACATCATCGGCGATCGTCCGCCCTTGCGCGTGCATAGAGCCAGGCGTCGGGGTAACAGGAGCCGACATGGGCGCTGACGGGTCGAGCCTGCCGAAGTCCGCAGCGGTTGGCCCAATAGGCGGCGCAGTCACGGGCGGCGCTTCCGGCTGGTCCTCTACCCCGGCCAGCGTCGAAGAGTCCCGCCTGACGAACGGCCGGCTGAACATTGCACCCGGAGAAGACCCGAAGTTGACCATCGCCCGCGTCGCTACGACTGCACGCTGGCGAGCCTGGCGCTCCATCTCCGCCATGATCCGCTCGACGGCAGCCTGATTGCCGCCCGCCATCGCCTGCTCGACGCGCGGCCCGAACGTGCCCCACATTTCCTCCTGGGCTTGGCGGAAAAACTCGGGGAAATCGGGATGGCTGTCTATGCTGCCGGTCGCCGGAGTCTCTAGTGTGTCGGCCATGCGTAGAGCCTATCGTAACGGGTTTCTGTTCGTCGCCGCGACGCTACTGGGGTGGTGGAGCGGCCTTGTTTGGATTTGGGTTGCCGCCATGCTCTTCACCTATTGGCTGACCCATCCTGAGGCTGCGCACAATCGGAAGCAGAGCCGGGTCGCTGGCAGCCATGGACCCAAGACGGGCGACATGGGCAGTCAGCGCCGGCCCCATCCGCTGCGGCGCCCGCTGGACAGCCGCGCGCAACTGGAGATAGTTCTGAACCCACCGCACATAGGCCGGACGCGAGAACAGGACAGAGGCCGCGAAGGCGCCGGAGGCCGAGGCGAGGCCCGTCATGAACGCATCGAAGCCAGCCCAGATGGCGCCGCCCGTGCCGAGCAGGAGGCCGGTGTTGATCGTGTTCGTGCCGGAACGCGATGAGTTCACCAGCCCCTCGACATTGGAAAGCCGGTTCGCTACACGCCTCAGATCATCGAGGGCCTGCGCGTGCTGGCGCCCAAAGATGATATTGCGCGCCTCAGGCTGCATGTTGCCGAAGCGCGTCATGAAGGAGCTGGGGGAGAACCCGATCTGCTGCACGAATCCTTTCGCCGACGCGACAGGCTCGCCCATGGCCCGCAGCACATAGGAGGCGATCTCGTTCATCTCGTCGCGTCTGAGCGTGCGAGCAAGGACGCGAAGCTTATTGACATCTCCCCTCGTGCCGCCGAGCGCAGCTTGTGCTATGTTTCGGTAGAGAGCTGTCGCGTTATCGGCATCAAAGATGCGCTCGATAATCTCCATGCCTCTCATGGCTTGTCGTGTGTAGCGGTCGGCGCGGCGGAATTCGTATATCGCCCGCCGGATGCTCGCTGCGACTTGGGGCTGCCCAACCTGAGTGTAGCGGTTAATGTTGCGCTGCAGAAGATCGACCATGTCGCGCGTGATGGCGCTCTCGATCCGATCAATGTCGGAGTGCCGCAGAACGGCGCCTTCTGTTTGCGCGATGCCAGACTGAATCCGCCGGAAGTCGGAACGAATGTCGCGCATCGTCTGGAGCGCAGCCCTCCAATCCGGATCACGAACAGCTTCGATCACTTGACCAAGAAATCCACCCGGCAACGTGCGACCCGTCCCGGCCTCGACGGCGCCAGATTGCGAGTTTGTCATACGCGTGTTGCGCTGAGCGATATCGTCAAGCGCGGCACGCGTCTGAGACATAGCCCCCAGCACGCGCGGCATGCCTTTCACTGCGCGTCCTGCCTGCATATCAGCAGGTACAAGCGCCCATGCCTGATCATAGAGCGCCGCCTGTCTTGTTTTAAGCGACGTCGCGGCGGCTGGAGCGGAAATGACCAATGCTCTCTGACCCGCAGCATTGGCAGGCAGAGGAACTCCGCGCTCTTGCGCTATCCTTTGCGCGCCCCCCGCAATATCGGCCCGCGCATTCCGGAAACGATTGAGCCCCTCACGCGCCACAAGACCGGCCTCGTCCGCCGTTGCCGCCGCTCCGAACCTGCCGGCGATGCCGCCTGCAGCCCGCGCGGTCTCCGATACGCTCTCCTCCAGCGCTCTCCGCACCGGAGAGCCAACGACTGGCGTCTCAGCGAGCTGGCGAGCCACGCTCGCCACTGGCCCCTGATTGAACCCAGGGCCGAAGGGTCGAACCTCCAGTCGCGTGTGGGCGGCGGCATCTTCGCCGATCTCAGCGGCGCGCTGTGCGGCAAGCGGAGTTGGAGCTCGCGCGGCTCGGTTGGCAAGCCAGCCGGCCACCGGCCCAGCGACCGCTCCGAACCCTGCAGAGACAGCGGCGCGTGTCGGATCGAAACCCTGCTCGCTGCCCATGGTTATTGCGGCGGCATCCTGGGCCAAGGATGCGCCACCCAATGCCGCGCCACCGATGACAGCGCGGCCAACGAGGTTTCGCCCAAGGCCTACAGCCGCCCCCAGTGGGGCCGTTGCAAGGGTCTGCGTCGCGATCTCATGCCAGTCGCGCGCGGACATGCCGGGACGATTGAGATACGTCCAGGATTCGACGCCGATGGACGGCGCCCGCACCATGACATTGCCGTAGCGGTCCGGTCTGGTCTCCAGGCCGGGAATGTTGCGGCGGAGAATATCGACCTGCGCCGCCGGATCCGGCGTAATGGCGGCCCTGTCGATCGCGGACGGGTCGAAGCCTTGCCCAGGCGGTGCTGACGGAGCATCGAACTCGGCGCTTCCGAGCGCTCGCCTGACGTGCTCCCAAAACGTCTGCGGGTCACGGCCGCGCGGCTGGGCTTGGACCTGCTCAGGAGTGAGGCCGGCGCTTTGCGCGCGGAGCAGCGCGACGTGGAATTCCTCGGCATCGGGGAACTCGGTACGGCCCTCACCCGTGAAGAGGCTTCGCCCCCATTGGCCCCAAGTTTTAGGTGCTTGTCCTGGGATCAGATCGTCAAACGCGCCACGAGGTGCCGCCCTCGGGATCAGGTCATCGAATTCTCCAGCCATTGGTCTTTCCTACCTGTCCAGGACGGTCGGATCGATGCCTCGCTGTTCAAGACGGCGACGCACGGCGTCTGGAGGAGCGCCGGACTCGATAGCCTGACGCGCCTCGGCTACTAACTGCTGCTGTGCGGCGGAAAGTGGCGTAGGTGGTGCCGTGAAATCGATCAGAACGTTATCAGTGTTCAGGCCCATGCGTTGAGCGACTGATCCGTATTGGCGCTGGATCGCTTGATATTGCCGCTGCTGAGATGTTAGGAGTCGTCGAGCTTGATCGACGAAATCGACCCTTTGATCTGCATTCAACCTTTGGCCGCTCAGAATACGGTTGTAAAGATTAAGTATGCGATCCGGTACACCTCCCGCATTTTGCGCAGTGGCGAACTCGCCCTCACGCACCACCGACCCAGGGTCGAGCATCTTCATAAAGTTGAAGATGAGGGCGATGTCGCCGGCTGGAGATGGGTTTTCTGTCGACGCCTGGAGCCTGCTAAACGCATCGCGCATATCGAAATATGGTCTCGCCATGGTCGTGAACTCACGCCGCAACCCTTCTTCGCTCTCGGCGCGCTGTCTGGCAGTCAGCGGCGCCCCACCGCTCTCGATCTCCTGCAGGAGCTTCATGGCGTCGTCGCGTGTGCTTGCTCTTGCCATGAGCGTCCAGAAGCGGGCGCGCTGCGCAGCCGACGCTGAGCCCATCACGCGTTGGATCACCTGACCGATGGTTTCCTGTCCGCCACCGGCTTCTGGGGCGCCGGGCTGTGCATCGCCGCCCAGCTGAGGACCGCCGCCACCAGGCGCCCACGATGGCGTTGCAAAGGTGGAGGCGCCTTGCGGTGAGACCGTAATGCCGGGGATGCTCTGAGCCCCTGGAGGCGGCTGCCCGCCTCCCGGCGGAGGTGTCTGCGCCTCTGCCGTTCCAAGCCAGCTGTAGACGCGGGTGGGGTCGGATGCCGCAGACGATTCTACGGGCTCCAGCTCGCCGCCACGCACACGGTAGACGCGGCCATTGTAGCTGACATGCGCACCTTCCGGCCACTCTCCCGTTTGCCGACCGATCGCCTGCATCTCGGCCATCGTGTAAGGATTTCCAGGCGAGCCCTTCTGCCCGCTGCCGACAGATGGCGGTGCTGGCGGAGCGATAGGCGGAGCGCCCGCCCCCGGCGGCGGCAGTGCCCCCATAGCAGTCCCCGGCGTCGGCGCTGGTGGCGGCGCCACCGACATTGGCGCCGATGGATCAAGGCGCCGCAGATCTTCGACGCTCGGAAAGCGAGACGCGCCAAGCGGAGCGCCGGAGACAGGTGGAGCGACCGCCACGGGTGGCTGAGGTGCCGCCACTGGCGGCGGCGCTGTCGGGGACAGTGGCGGTACTAGCATGCCGGCCCGGCCCCGCGGCGACGGCGGCATAGGCGCAGGAGCCTCCACCGGCAGAGGCGTCAGAGGCGGAACAAGCATGTCGCCCCGGCGCGGGCCGCCCATGACGGGCGGAGCCACGGGTGGCGCCTCATCAGGACGCATATATGGTGTGCCTACATAGTCGGCGCCCTGCGCAAGGAGACGGCTCGCGGGCGGACGCGGCGGCGGCGTGACGCCTGATACAAAGCCAAGCCTCTCAAGCTCGCGCAGGTTCTCCGCCACATCAGGAGATGGCTCGCCGACCCCGATACGATCGCGGCCCTGCTGGCCATAATACGACAGGAGCGGGTCAACCGGCCTCGGCGCACCCGGAGGCGGCTGCCCGCCTCCCGGACCACCAGGCATGCCCATCCGCATCACCTCGCTGAGAGTCATCTCAGCGCCCGGCGGACGCGCCATGTCGATCAGTCTCTGGAGCACCATATCGCTTGGCTGCTGCGCCAGGAACTGAGCGTAGGTGTTCTGATCGATGCGCTGCTGCGCCAATGCCTGCTCCAGCTCCTGGCGCCAAGCCTGCGAGCGAGCGTCGCTGCCGTCGGCGCCTGCAGCCAGCACGCGTTGTGCCGCCAGAGCGTTTTGCGTGTTGCGCCACTGCTGGTACTGCGTGAAGCCCTGCAAAGCGCCGCTGAACATCTGCGGCTGTCCGATAAGGGACTGCAGCGACTGAGGATTGCCGAAACCACCCCGCGCGGCGAAATCCGTCAGCGCCTGGTGCTGCTGCTGCGCTTGGTTGAGCTGCAATGCCGAAGTGGCGTTCTGGATCTGGCTCCCAAACAGCTGGGCGCCAGCGAGCGTGGCCCGCATCGGGTCGAATGTCGGCTGCTGTACAGCGAGTGCGGCGAGCTGGACCATGGGTCAGCGTCTCCTATAAGCCGGAGAGGAAGCGGGCGACGTACTGCGCGCCAGTGAGGCCCCGGTGCACGCCGGGGATCGCGTCGGATCGGGTATGGCCGGTGGCGTAGGGCCGCCCGGTGAACCACATCGAGGCGGCGTCGGCCGGGTTGCCGTAGCGAGTGAGGTAGCTGCCGAACTGGCCGCGGAACACGGCGTCTTGGGCGGCTTGATCGGCGAGAAATTCCTGCGGCGTCATCGCTCGGCCGAGGTGTCGGAGCGTCCACGGCCCAATGTTCGCCCCCATCACCTGATAGCGACCGTAGGCGCGGTCGCCTGAGCTTGTGACTGGCCCGAGCTCGCCATAGCGCCCACCGCTCTCGATCCGAGAGATCGAGGCCATCGCACGCTCAAGATCGCTGCCGCCTCCAGGAGATGGCGCAACCGGAGGGGCCACGCTTGCCAATGACGAGGCATCCGGCGGCACCGTCAGGCCACGGCCGCCGCGCTGCGCGATCAGCGCTGTGAGCGCCCCCATGGGCAGGCCGGCGAAAGTGCCAGACTGACCAAGGCCACCCAAACCTCCAACAGGCGGCTGGCCACCGATGGTTGGAGAACGGATGCCGTAGGCCGGGTACATCTCTGCAAGGGTTGGCATCTCATCGGCTCCTAGACGGGACGCAGACCCCAGTTTCCGACGCCCGGAGGCGGCGCAGTCGGTGTATAGCTCGACGGCCGAAGCAGGCTCTGGATTAAGCTCTGTTGCTGCGCCTGCTGCTGCTGCATCATGGCGTAGTTGCCGAGAGAGCCGAGAGCGCCCGACCACGCGTTCCCGGCTCCGACGATGCCGGACGCCTGCGCCGCGCCCGCCTGCAACGCAGATTGGCCGGCACCGCCGGCTGCTCCCGCTCCAATGCTGGCGAGCTGCGTAAGCGCGCCCCGGTAGTTGCCGAACTGCTGCGATGCGAGGCCTTGACCGAACTCCGTGAGCGCGCGAAGGGTGTTCCCAGACCTGAGCATTCCCCGCCCGGCTTGGCTGTTCTCCACCGCCCCGAGGCCTTCCTGCAGAGCGAACTGATAGTCTGGAGACCGCTGAAACGCCTGCAGCGAGGCCTCGTTAAAAGCCTGGTTCGGATCATAGGCTCCCGTCTGAGGATTGATGCCGTAGAGCTGCGCAAGCGACGCCATGGCCCCCTGACCGGGGATCATGAACGGCTGCATGTCCGCGCGGGCTTGATTGGCTACCCGCGCCTGGGTCTTGGCCGCGCTCTGGGCGGCGTTTGACCCGATGACGGCAGATCCTAGTGTGGCGCCGCCGATTATCGCCGCTGTAGGCACGGTGGATTTTCCTTTCAGGCTGCGGACTTCTGCGGCGGGACCACGAAGAAATCGTCGCCGCACATCACGAGGATTGCGGAGCCGATGTTGACCACGAGGGGGTCATAGTTGGCGACCGCGATGGGATGCCAGCCGGCGAGCGCGCCCACCCTGTTGTAGAAGACACAGGCCTTGTCGGGCTGGCCGCCGAACATCATTTCACAGGCGGCGCCGACATACCTGTCATGGACGATGCAATCGTCATGCGGCGGCTCTGAAATTCCAAGCCGGTCGAACTCAGCATCCAGCCGCGCGTGGAACCATTTCCCTCTCTCTGCAAGGGTCGGTGCGGATTTCATCCAGCCTTGAATGGTGAGACTGAAAACGTCGGCGGGGATCGGCGCTCCGTCCTTGACCCACCCATGAGGAAGCGTGCAATCGTGGACGCCGCCGATGGATTTCGCGAGCGCCTTCGCTGCAACGTTTCCAGCCGGCACGCGCGTGACGATTTCAACGGCCTCAGTGCGGGTGAAGATCCATTTCAGGGTCGCGTTGGTCGCCGCAAGCGCCCACTCTCCCCGCCCCTCTGGCTTGAAAGCGCTGTGCGCCTCAAAGAGACCCGGCTGCAGCCGGTGATAAACCTGCCCGCCGTGCTCGCCGTATAAGGCGATGACGTTGGGACTCTCCATGACAGGGGTCAGGTCGAGCGGCTTGTCGTCATAAGCTACGCTGGCGTGAACCTCGGGATGGTTCAGGATGCTGTTGAGGTGCGCGGCTTCGGTGTGGCGCTGGATGTCAACTTGCATTAATATGACGTGTCCTTCAGAAGGAGAATCGGCATGCGGCGGCTTCTGGTGAGCTATCGTGTGTTTCGAGGCCGAGAGAATTGGCAGCCTCCGTTTGGACCAGCGCTAAAGGTCATTACCCGGTTCCCCCCGCTGGGCGCTGCGTGGCTTGCTCTGATGAGCATGCGCGAACCGTGGGCGAGAACTTACGCGCGCTTCGTCCGTCTGGGTGGCGCCGCGCGCCCCGTGCCGCCTACTTGAGGACTAGGCCACCGTTGTTCGCGTCGAGGTGCGGGGCATAGAACGCCTCGTACACCGAGTTCTGCACCACATCGCCCGTTGTCGCCTGCGCTGCGCCGTCATCGACGAAGACCTTGAGCGTTGACAAAGTCCCGGTCTTGGGCACCACGGTCGCCGTCACATCGCCGGTAGAGGTCTCCGCCGCCCAGAACAGATACGAGTCACCGAAGACGTATTTCTCGATGACTGGCGCCTCTCCGTCCTCGCTGCCGTGACCGTTTGGGGTAAGCGTGATGACGTTGGTTCCAGATGCAGCGCAGGGGATACACCGCCCCATGCCGGACACGTACCCGCGCAAGCGCTCGATCCTCTGGAGGCCGTGGGTATCCGGCACGCCGGTTTTCGGATCGACCAACCTCGTGCTGACATCGATCCTGGGGATCGGCGTTGGTTTTGCTGCGGCGGGGATGGCCATGGCTTATTGGTCGCCCATCAGCGTCGACGCTGCCCCTATCCCCGCGATCGGACCAAGGATACCGTACCGCCGCAGGATCTCGATGATGGACGGGTCGAGGACGACGTAGTTGTGGGAGCCGGCGCCTGCGGTCCTGGAGCCTTGGTCGAGATAGCGGATGCCTGGGATGCCTGCGCCGCGCAGGGCGCCTGCTGTGGATTCAGGATGATGACGGGTCCATGCTGAGACGAGATTGTAGAGACCTGATCCGCTTTCGCCGAAGCTACCATAGAACGAGTCACCCACCGGCCCACCCCTTGCCTCAGCGAGCACTCTACCAAGAGCCTCGCGCACTCCAGGCTGTTGCCTGCTCAGCGGCGCATCCCAATCCAGGAACTGCTCCGGCCGGGCGTGGAGGGCGACCTCGTACATGTGGCCGCGCGGCAAGAGTGCCCCGGAGTCCTCCAAGGCATCAAGATGCCGAAGCGCTGCAGCAGCCTCTTGGCTGATTCGTGCACCGCCTCGTTCTATGTAAGCCCGCAGCGTATCTCTAGCGGCGAATGCGTCGAATGCCTCATTACGAAATACTCTGTCCAGGAACGCATTACCTGTGGCACCGACAAATTCGTCATCGGCATTAAAAAGTGGACGGCCGTTCAATGTCGGCGCCGGGAGTCTTCCGCTTGCAATGGCATCGCCTGTAAGCCGGTCACGATAGCTCCGCGCCACCGGCTCCGCCTCCGCGAAGTACAGCCCATGCCCGTAGGCCTGCGCCCCCTCCCCGGTCCCTATGCGGGAGATATCGAACTCGTCGAACTGGTGCGGCGAGCCATGGTAGGCCCGGATCGGGCTCGCAATGCGCGTAGCCGGTCGCACCGGAGGCCGCACAGCAAACGGCAGCGACGCCAGCACGCCAAGCGTTCCGAGCCCGACCGTGCCAGGGCTGCCCTCCTCAATCCCTGCCCCGATCGTCTGACCTGAATCGTAGGCTGCCCCAGGGGGCGTCCACGGCACCAGCGCCCCGATGCGTTCCGCCTGCCACCTGGGCATCCCCCAAGTGGTTAGCCAATTAGCGAAGCGTTGGCCACTCGAAGGTGGAGGAGCCTGGCCGAGGACTGATTCTGTTGGACGGCGGATCGAGCGGCCCGCAAGGGTGATGTCGTCCATTGACGGGCGCTGAGCCCACCACACATCAAGGAGCGGATCAGCCATAGACCTACAGCCCCGGATGCATATTGGCGTAAGCCCCGATGATCGTCCGGCGCACCGGGTCGGAGACCGTCACGCGGTAGACCCGTGTTCCGCCCTTCTCCGTGCGCCCGAGTTGCATCCAGCGCACCCACGTCTTGAAGGCGCCCATAGCACCCATGGAGGACCAGTGCTGCACCGAACTCCAGGTCTTGCCGCCGTCGTCGGACACGTCGAGCATGATCTGTGGGTCAGACCCCTGGCCGCTCGAAAGACCGACGCCAGCCTCCATGTCGAGCGTGAGGTTGGAGTTGAACAGGGACTTGTCGCCGGCCCCATAGGGCGGGCTCGTTGCCGTCCACCGCATCGGGCAATCGAACTCGGTTGTAACCTCCTTGCTGAGATAGCCGATCTTGCCGGAGAAGGCGTCGCCGATCAGGATCCTGCCGTAGGCCTCAATCGCAATGTTCCCGCGCCAGCGCCCAAGAGGCGTACCGTTGAAATCATAGGACAGCCGCTCATGCCAGAGGCCGGAGGAGATGTCGAAGCTCCAGGAGGTCGTGTCCCCAAGCGCCGCTTGCTGGGTCGGGAATGTGAAGACTACAAACTTGTGGCCGTTCCAGGGATAGGCGAGGCCGAAGCAGTCGGAGGTCGCGGTGTAGCCCTGCCACGTCTGTTCGATCGCATGCGTCGAAATACGGGCAAGCTGGGTGCCGCTCATGCGGTAGGCAACGCGGTCATTGCCGAGGATGAACAGCGTTTGGTCCTCGCGTGCATTGGCATAGGCGGCGAGTGTGCCGCGATCCAGCGTACCGCCTGGGACGCGCTGATACGGGAAGTTCGCCGCCCCGTTGTTGCCCCAGAGCTCGGAGGATTTCTCCCCCAGAAGGTGGATCACCTCATTGATGTTCAGGACGGCGCGGAGATTATCGGACTGGGATTCCTTGGTGGCGAACGCGAGCGCATTCCAGGAGGAGCCGTCCAGCGAGTCCGACCGCGCCCATTCATTGGTGTTTGCTCGCGGCACCAAAAAGAAGCCGTCAGAGTAGGCAACCGTGCTGCCAGCAATGAAATCTGTATCCGTGACCAGCCGGAACCCGCTCAGCGTGTCGTACAGGTAGCCGTTGCTCCCGTTGACGATCATGATCTCGTTACCGTTGTCGGCCATCGAGACCACGCCAGAGCCGGAGATGACGCCGCCGAGCTGGGTCGCAACCGGAGTTGGATCGTTGGTAACCCTGTAGAGGAACCCACCAGAGACGACGTAGAGCACGCCACCCAGCATATGCGCGCCGCGGACGGGGCCGACGCCGCACGTAGCGTAAGTGATGATGCCAGGAGCACCGTGCACTGTCACCTGAGACTTGGCGCCAGGCGGCTGCATCTCGGCATAGCAATTCAAGACGCGCTGCGATGAGATCTGCGCGGTTTCGTGACGATAGGATTGCGAAGCGAAGGGGACGGGAGGCATCAGTAGCCCATATCGGCTTGCATGTAGAGAGACTCGCCTTCCCGGTCATCGCCCTGCACGTCCTCCAAGTAGGAGGCGGCCTTAAGCGCAACGCTCTGCTGCTTCTCAAGCGGCACGTCGAACTCATCACATAGGGAGATCGCAAGATTGTACACCAGCGCGTCGAACCACTCTTGCGGCAGGTCCGGGTTATCGGACGCATTGTCGAAGTCCATGATCGGCCGGTGCCACGTGAACTTGACGAGGTCGGTAACGATGGACGGCGGCTGCCACAGATAGAGATAGCCAGTATCGCGCTGCGGATCGTAGAACGCCCTGTTGATGGTGCCGGTCTGCGCCTTGTTCGGCAGCGCCTGGTAGTCGAGACGCGCCATCAGGCTGCCCTGCGTCTCCGATATCGTCGTCTCAAGCTGGCTGGCGATGTTGAAGCGCCGCGCGTCTACGATCTTGAGCGGGCGGACGATCTTGGTGGTGTAGGTGAAGACCGCCGCCCCATCGGAGGCGCTATCGTCAAGCCCGGTCGTGAGGGTTACATTCGATCCTGCCGGCGCACCATTGACGGTCGTCCAATGAATCGAGCCATCGTCCAGCACGGTGCCGATGTTGTCGCCGCTGGATATGCCGGTGATGGCGTCCACGGTGATGCTGGTGGCGCCAGACGACGCGCTCGCGGTGAGCTCGGTCGCGACGTAACTCTCCGTGGCATGGTCGGCACTGCCGGAGGCCAGAGCATAGCGCACCTGCGACGCTTGCGGGAACAGCGTGGCCTCCGTCACCGTCCAGACGTGCAGCCCCTTCTTTTGCCAGCGCTTCACCATGGCGTTGAGCGCTTCGGCTGCATCGGTGACGATCTGTGCGCCCGGCGTATCGCCGGACTTGACGACGCTGATTACCCGGAAGGCACGGCGGATGATCTGATCGCGCGTGCGCGTGAAATCAGAAGAACCTGAGACCGCCATGCGTTACCCCATTCCCCGCACGCTGTAGGTGCCGGCGTCGTGGTTGCCCGATGCATTCCACCCGAAGCGAATGTGCGTGATACGGCCGTCGAGCGCGGCGTTGAAGCTCTGCCCCGTTGCGACACCAGCCGAGGAGTCATCCGTGACGCCCTGCCAGCGCGCGTGCAGCCCACCGCCTTCGACGCCGTCGACCCAGGCGTCGTAGTCCCAGCTGCGCGCGGCGGCGACATCGGTGAACATCGACACCATCGCATCGTCGCTGACGAAGGCGGGCGCCGCCGTCAAGCCAAAGCAACTGTAGTCAGTGATCGGGTACGTCCCGCCGCCGTCCATGGAGGCGAGGATGATCGGATGTCGCGTTGCCGTGTTCGAGGATACCCCAGCCACGTGTATGAAGAGGCGCTTGGCCCAGACCGGAATGGCAACGACGACCGTCGCGCCGGAGAACGAGCCCGCTGCGATCTCCGTCGGCAGTGGGCCGACGAACTCGTCATACAACGCTCCAGCGCCAAGCGTGCCCTCGGCATTTCCGGGGAGGTCATTGAGGTCGTTGGTGTCGCGGAGGATCTTGCCGCCCGGCTCCGCGATGAACGCAGCACCCGTTGCTGACCCCGAAAACGTCGTGCCGCGCGCGTCGAAAATGCCGTCGGTGCCGACATAGGCGAACGACTCGCTGTAGGCCGGCGTGCCAGACAGCGTAACCGTGATGCCAAAAATGCGCATCTGCCCGCCCTGCCCGGCGAAGGCATGTTTCGCAGCGTTGCCGACGTCTGTGTAATTCTGCAAGGCGCGGAATTGGCCGCCGCTGGACGCGTGTACTTTCTCGTTGGTGCAGGCGCCCGTGCGCATGCCGGAGCCGAACTCGACAACGCCGCGCCACGCTACGCCGATGCCGCCTTCACCAGTGGAACGCACCTCGAAGTTTTGCAACAGCACATAACTGTTGACGATGTGGAGCGTGTAGCCGCTGGCCTGGGTGACGATGACATTTGCAGGCGTGCCGGAGTTGCCGTTGATGATGACCCGGCCACCGCCGATGTACGGACCTATGCCACCTGTCCCCGTGTAGTCGGAGAACCCTGCGTGCGTGCCATCGATCAGGTCGAGGGTCACGTCGAAACCTGCAAGATCAAGGTTGGTGCAGACGTGATCCCATGCCGCCTGCAGTGTCTCGAAGTCTTGCCCGGAGCCGACGGTGATGGTTGTGTTCGCGGTGAGAGCCGTGCGAACGCCCACTATATCCTGAAGCGCCTCTGCATCGGCAAGTGTCAGCAGCGACCGCCCAAAAGACGCCGTGGCCAGCGCCGCGATAGCCGTCAGGTCGGCGTCAAGGGGTTGCTTGCCAGCGAGACCACTCGTGAGATCGCCGTCCAATTCCGCGATTGCCGCCTGAACATCGGTAGCGGCAACGCTGCCCACAGGCGTGAACGCGATTGCGCTCGCCGCATGTGCCCCAGTCGGATCGGCGATATGAGCCGCTAGGCCGGCGTCCGCAGTCTCCTCTATATCCTCCGCCGAAGGCGTGATCACTACCTCAGCATTGCCGGATAGCGGGATCGCAGCATCGCCGTTGGTGGACTTTCGCACGGTGCGCGTAAGCGTGGCACCGGAGGCTGTGTAGGTGCCAAAGCCGATCTCGCTGTTGACGCCATCGCGAATGGCGTAGGCTACCACGTCGCCATTCTGTACGCCCGACTGGGCGAAGGTTAGGAAGCCCGTCACCGCGCCGCCCAATGTGAGCGTGCCAGTCCCGGTCGTTGGCGTAGTGACGCGGGCGAGGTTGTAAAAGAGCGCCATATAGGGGACTTTATCCGAGTGAGCCGGAGGTTGATGCGGTGTAGTCGAACACGCGATTGCCGGCTGATGTGGAGCCTGGCAGCGCATCCGTCATCTGCAGCGTGGTCGCGCTGGTGACGTAGTCGATGTGGGTCATGAACAGGTCGCCGCTATCGAGGATGACCCCGATGCGGTCGGCCGGACGCATGCGGCGCGTCGAAGTGACGGTGATGCTGAGCGAGCCGGCGGTGTTGGATTCCTGCTGGTCGCCGAAGTCGTCTTCGGTCTGCCCAAGCGCGAAGGCGCCGAGCGGCCCCATGGGGGCATACTCATTGTTGTTGCCTGGGATGTCCTCGGCGATCTCCGTGATGAGAGGCCCAACGGACGGCAAATCCGCAATGGCAGGAGCTGGTCGAGCATCGGGGATACGGAAGTCTTCGCGTCGGGCACGCAGAAAGTCTTGCGGGTGGCGAGCCTCACTGTATCCCTTGTAGACAAGAAGGCCGTTCCACTCTTTCACGCACTGGGAGCGGTTGAACGTGAAGCCGCTCTTGTCGCAGACGACCTTAAAGTCCCCGTCGCGTGTTTTTGGGCGCCGCTGCATAAGTTCACCTGGAAAGATCAATTACCGAAGGTGCCGATGATGGACCAGTTCGTGCCGTCGCTCATGAAGATGCGGCAGGAATATTGATCGGCTATGCCGATGTCCTGCACTCCGTCAATGGTGTTCGGGCTGGCGATCTCTAGGTTCACATGGAAACCGTGCGCGGAATCGTCCATGCGCTTTATGATCTTGACGGTGCCAGCTGGGGCATCGCTAAGTCTTACGAAAACGTCGCCCGTGGTCGCGCTGACGCGATGGACCATTGCGCTGGTCGGCTCAATGAAGATGTCACCCGATCCGCTGTGATCAACTGGGGCGCCCCAATTGCCGTTGCCGACAATGGCTGAGCTGACAGAGTCATCCACGTACTTCTTGGTGGCGAGCGCTTGATCGGAACCGGGCGTATAGCTGGCCTGCTCGGCGAGGATCTGGCCAGCCATCGTGACGCGCAATTGGATTGTCGGCGGCGTGTTGGTGGTGGCGTTGCGCGTGGCGACGATGAAATCGCCCGCCGTGTTGGCCGCCGTCTGCTTCTCCTCGTGGCCGATCATCACGCACGGGTGCTGCGTGGTATCGCCCACGTAGCCGAAACCGATGCCGGAGAACCCGTTGTTGCCGTACTCGCGACCACCGACCTGCAGATAGTTGGCGGTGGCGTCGAAGGCGGTCGGTGCGTTGGTGTGCCCTGTGCCACTGGTGAATCGCGCCAGCCATTGCTTGTTGCCGTTGGCTCCGCTGACCACCACGGTATGAGGCACGATGGTGACGAAGCCCGTGGCATTGAGCCCCAGCAAGGCGGTACCAGATATATACCAGTTCTGCTGCGTGACAGCGTTGCCGGTGCGCGTCAGATTCCAGGCATTGCTGCCCGTCGTGCCAGCATCGTTCAGCGTGCGCAGGCCGTACGTGTTGGTGCCCGCGGTCCAGTTCCAGCGCTTGGCGTCCACTGCGCCGCTGGACAGGTTGAAGTCAATCTGCGGGTTGGTGGACGTGACGGCGACCGAAGGGGTTGTCGCTGCGGACACGGCAGCGAAGACGTGATGCGCCGTCCATGTCGGCGTGATGGCTTGGCTCAAGGAAGGCGCAGCGTCCGAGCGCATGAAGGTGGCGGCCGCGCCATTGACGGCGGTTAGACCAACTGGAGCCGAAGGATTAGCTCCGCCTGCGCCGAACTCGCCCGTGTCCACCCAGTTGGCCAGCGTGGAGGCCGGATCGGCGGTCAGGTAGAAGACGTGCGCTGGCGCGAAGTCGGTGCGAATGCATACCGCCGGGGCGGTGACCGGCAGGGCCAGCATGGCGGCTTGGTTGGCAGCCTGACCGACATCATGGTCCAGGGGCGGAAGCTGTGATGCGGGAACCTTGCCGCTGCCATCCAACGGACCCGCCAAGCCACCGGCCTGCCCAACGTTCTGACGGCCCCCTTTTCCATTGACGTCATGCCCAACCACATGCGTCAGAGTGCGCTCGGGAGCATTCTTGATATTGATGGAGTCAGCCATGGTTCACGTGTCCCACGTGATGAATGTTTCGACAGCTGCATCGTCGTCCCAGGCGAGATAAGGCGCAGGCCCAGCGTCCGCGTCCCATTGCAGAAGATCCTCGCCAGGGGGCAGGAAGTCAGGAGGATCACCAGGACGGCGCGGGGGACGATGCGGACGCTGAACATGCTGGCCGCGAACGCGTCCGGAAAGCGGGCGCCCCCGCAGGCTGCGGCCCATCATGGCTTAGGCCTTAGGCCTGATGTAGAGCGTGATATTGTAGGTGCCGCCGCTTTCGGCGCCGTTCGTCGTCAGAATGATGTTGCCGGTCCCTCCCGGCGATCTCGGGTCCACTTTGCCGCCCAGAGCGTTCCAATCAACCGTCCCCTGCCCCGGCGGAAGGATGGCGATCACATCGTCCGCCGTATGGTCCCAGTAAAGCCGGACGCTATCCATGCCGCCGATATCATAGTCGATCATATCGACCACCGAGTAGGTGGGTGTCTCGCCGCCACTGAAGGTGATGGCCGACAGGTCGACCTTGACCACATTGGTTTCTCCAGTGCCGTCTGAGACGGACGTGAGATGCACAATCTTCCGTCGCCGGCCATTGAAGATGAATTCGGTCGTAACCGTGTCTGCCATCTCAACCTCCCATGCTTTTTAGGATGCGATGACGCCAGCGCCTTCCAATGCTGTGATCAGCGCGTTGAGCTTGGCGTTTATGCTGGCGAAGTTGTTGTTGATGGGGACGGCTTGGTTGGTCGTGGTGTCGCCGACAGCGACCAGCGTGGCGCCGGGGGTTCCTCCGGTGCTGTTGGTAAGCTCGGCGATGGCGCCCTGGGCCGTGATCGTTGCAACGGCGACGCCGTTGATCTCAATTGTTGGTACGCCATCCACGTCCACGACCGCGAACGTGCCGTGACCGGCGGTGCCGCCGATCTTCCAGAGTGCCTTCTCAGCCATGATGATCTCTTTCCTTCAGAGGGTACGACAGGAAGAGCGAGGCGGATATGCGCGCCTCGCTCAGTCTTGCCAGTGGCGCTCTACCCGCCCGCGCTCGCGTACGCGCCGCGCCAGTCCGCGCGTCCGACAGAGTACCGTTCGTAGGCCATGTATTTCTGCGCCTTGTTGTCGAATGCCCCATCTTCCGAGAAGTCGATAGGATCGCGCTGGAAATGCATGGCGCCGCGCCGGGCGTTGGTGCGGATGAAGTAAGCATCCGGGTCGTCGAAATAGTGGTTGACCTTGATGCCCTTCGGGAACTCGCCCGTGTACTTGAGCGCGTTGATTGCATTCATCGCCGTGTCGTTCTGGAGCACGGAGTAGAGAATGCGGTTGGCCTCGTACCAGTTGGACGGATGCACATGGAGTGACTGCATCTTGAGGCCGATCTTGCGGTTGCGGCTGTCATTGGCCGTCATGACCGCGATGCCAGCGTCTTCCAAGGCCGCCTCCGACAGGTCGGCAGCAGCAAGGAGATTGGACTGGTTTCCGCTGTAGGTCGGATGCGAGGCCGAGAACCACGGTACGTTGTCAGGACCGTTGGCGGTGAAGCCGTCGTTGTAGAAGTCGGCGCAGTTGATCTCGTGGCCCTGCCGCATGGAGAAGGCGAGATCAGGAGTGCGCCGCTGGCCAACCTCGGCATAGAGGTTGTCGCGCATCTCCTCGAAGGTCACCATGAAGCCGGAGGCCCAAGCCACGTGGGTAAACCGCGTGGTGTAACCCTGGCTCGTGGTGTCGTAGGAGATGGACTCGCCCTCCGGCTTGACGGAGGGAAGGCCAAAGCCGATCGACTCGACGACCTCCTCATATGCCTTGCCGGAGGTGAGCTGGTCGAAGAGGTCGGTCCACTCCGCCTCGTGCTCTTCGTAGGCCTGGCCCCACCAAGCATTGATGCCGGGCCACATGGCTTTTGGTGTGTTCCCGGTAGTGATGATCTGAGACATGTGATGATTTCCTTTCCCGGCTCAGGATCAAACGAGGCCGGTGATGCCGGGGAACGGCTGCGGCAGGTTGATGGTCACTTCCCAGACCGTATTGGTCAGCGTGGCATCGTTGTTGATGAGGTTTGCCGCGCGCAGGATGGTCGTCTGGAATGTGGGCTGGGCGCCTACGCTGGTGGGACTGAGCGCCCAGCTCGAAAGCCCCGTGACGATGCTCCCGCCGGCGCCCGCAGTGAGGTTGGCGTTGCCCATGACCCCTGCTGTACCGATGACACCAGTGCCATCGTCGCGCACCTGGAACACGACGTCCGGATCCCATGCCGGAGCGATCAGCGCGATGCGGTTGGTCGAAGCCTCGCGGTAGATCGTGGAATCGCGATGGACCATATCGAAGCCGACAATGACGCCGTAGATCTTTTGGGTGGCGCCGGCCGTTGCGATGGTCACGGTCGGCATGCCGGGGTTCTGCTTGCCGCTACCGACGTGCGTGAACTCGGTAGTGCTGCCCGCACCAAGCGCAACCACCGGATCACCGATGAACTGCGCAGTAGCGATAGCAGACGTGATGAGAGCGCGGACAGGCTGCCCAGTCCAGGGTCCGCCGCCGCGGCGCACCGGACGAAGGCCGAATGCGCCCGTAGGATTGGCCATTCTGGCCTCCTATACTAGGTGGTTGAGAAGGGGTGACACTCGACGCAACATCTACTCACGGCGCAGGGATCACCCCTTCTTGCCGAGATCTTCGTGTTCGATCCTGCTGACCGGAGCGTTGCCGCGCACGGGCAGGTATCGACCGTCACTGCCGGGGCCGCCGCGATCCGTCACGCCACGCATCATGTCGGCGCGGCGCTCGGCACGGTTGTTGGCCTTGTCTGCCTGATCCTTCAGGTACCAATGCAGCGGGATCATCATGCGGAAGGCGATCAGCGGGCCGCCGCCCTTCTTAACGCCGACCACGCGCTGAACAGGCTTGCCGTCGTCGCCTTTCATGAAGCTGTAGCCGGCCTCGAGCGCATCCCTAACGCGACCCTTGTCCGTGTCATTGATCCATCGGCAGTGGTAGCCGGCTGGAACGTTGCCCATCTCAAGCTTCGGCTTGAGCCGGCCCAGCGGGCGACGGGTTTCATCGGTGATTGGATTGGGGCCGAGCATACCCCAGTCGTCAGAGGGACGGCCTTCAGCGTCTGGCGCGGGCTGAGCCGGTGCAGTCGGCGCAATCTCGCCAACCGCTGGTGCTGAAATTGGATTGGCGTCCAATGCGGTGTCGCTGCGCTTGGCACGTGCCGCGCGTGGGCGCTCTACAGTTTCCATGCTCATAGTCTGCCAATTTCCTTCTGCCGCGCCTCGCGAGCCTTGAAGCCCTTGAGGTACGTTTCATCCTTGAACTTGGGGTCGACTCTCTTGATCGCCGCGAGCGCCGCCTTGTGATCCTCATCGAGATCCGCGAGCGTCGGCTCTTTCGGCTTCGGCCTGCCGGCAGCCTGAGGCCCCGGGCGGCTCACGGTCGGCGGCTGCTGACGTGCTGCATTCGGGAACTTCTCGGGGAAGCGTTTGAGCACGTCCTCCTTCACCTTGGCCAATCGCTCGGCTGTGCTCATGTGAGGGTTAGAGGTGCCAACCTTGCGTTCCCGCATAAGGGCGTACTCGTACAGATCGGGGTCGGCGTGGAACCAGGGATTTTCCGAAACCCAAGCGATGGCCGCAGGATCGGGCTGCGACTGAGGCGTTGCCGCCGACTTCGGGGCATCAGCCGCCGGCTTTGTCTCTGCTGTTGCCCTATGGTGGTCGAGAGCCCTGATGGCGCGTTCCGCGTCGTCGTACGCCGCCACGTCGGCTTCTGTCGCAGCCTTGCGCTGAATACCTTGGAGCCGCTCGCGCTCGTACTGATAGCCGCGGTCTTTGGCGTCGCGTATGTCGCCGACGAGTTCGGAGAGCATTTCGCTTTGCTTGCGGGATGTCTCAACCAGGGACTGGTAGTCTCGGTCGCGGCGCGAGATCACCTCATCCTTGGCGCGGAGCTGCTGCTCCAATTCGGAGAGCTTCGACGCGAGCTTGTGCGTCTCCTCGATGACCGGCTGTTGGTCATCGTCGATCACCGCATCGATTTCCGCCAACGCGGGGTCGTTCGGGGCGGTGACCCCGTTGGTTTCTATTGACATGATGTCCTCGTGATTAGCGCGCCGCGACTAGCGGCGGCTTAGTGACCTTAGTGAGGGTCGCGGGAGCCTGCGGCTTCGGTGCTGTCCTAATCACCGCGTCCTCTGCGAAGAGGCCGCCGACGCAGCGATCATCCATGATGCGGTACCGCCGACCGTCAGCGCCGAAATGGTATTGCCCAGCGTAGCGCTCAAAGATGATGCGCTGTCCGATCTCCGGCTTCTCCCCTTCAAAGCGCCGCGTGCGATCGCTGTTCCAGGCCCATGCCTCGCTGCCAACGGCGACGAGGACGCCAGTTTCTGCCGCCTCGGTCATGCGCTCAATCAGATCATCGGGCCATTTGATGCCGCCCGAGCTCTCGGGAGCGAACGTATCTCCAAGAATGAGTATGCGATCCCCAAACGGCTCAATGCCGGACTCGTTCTTGCCGGTCCAATCTGCCGGCAGGAATTCTCCATTTGGAGTGCGGATGACTTTGGGTGTCATTCAGTCCTCTTTCTCCTGCGTTTCCTCCTGCTCTGGAGGGGTTAAGGCGTCGACCAAGACGCCAAATGAAAGGTTGGCGAGGTTGTGCACAGCGTTGCATTCCCCCTTGAACACGCCGAGTTGGAACGGGTCAGGCGCTGCATGCATCATGCGAAGGGACTGGACCTGATGGAGAGTCAAGTCCGCCTCGTACTTCGCGAGATATTGCAGATAGACCTTCGTGACCGGGTTGTGTTTCCAGGCGTTGAAGTCGGCCTCGGTGATGTCGATCATTGCAGCACGCCCGGCGGTGCAAACTGGTATTCAGGAGGCACCGGACCAGCCGGCGGCTGAAGCTGCGGCTGCTGTGCGCCTTGCTGCGCTCTGTTGGCCGGCTGCGTCAGTTCCCTCTGCGCCTGCTCCATCTGCGCCCGCATCACTTCCACGTATTGGATCGTCCAGGCCAGATCCATATCGCCGTTCGCCTTGTCGGCTTGCGCAAGGTTGAGGACGACCTGGCTCATGTCTTTCATCTGGCCGGTCTTCGCGCTCGCCTCTTTGGAGACGATTTCACGCTCCCTGAGATCTAGTTCACGATTGCGCGCCTCCAGTTCCGCGGTCTTTGCAAGGATTTCAGGGTTGGGTGGAAGTTGCTCGACAAGCAGTTCGTCGATCTTCTCAATCTGAGCCGTCGTGAAGATGCGCTTGCGGATGTTGATCGGATTGCAGAACGGGTCGGTCTGGTAGCCCTGCAACAGTTGCGCCTGGGCCATGCGCTGCATGTCCGAGACCATGTTCGGGTCGGATACCAGTTCCACACCTGAGCCCCGGACATAGTCGTCCTTGGTGACCGTACGCCACTCGCCTCCAACCTCGTACTGCGCCTGTTGCTGGAGATAGATGCTGTTGAGGCGATAGAGCTTGTCGAACTCGGCCTTAAGCGAGGTGTGAACGCGCTTGAATACGGCGATGAAGCCCTTCAGCCCCTGCTCGATTGCAGCCATCAAGGTCGTGGGCTGCATTGTGGCCGCAGCCATATCACCAGACAGCGCGTCCTTGTTGCCGCTCAAGTCCTTGCCGGCCTCGATCAGGAGGCCGAGAAGCTGGATGAGCACCGGGCTCGGGCCTGGGTGGTTGAACGGGACGATGGCGTCCTTGACGGTGGAGCCTGGGACATTGAGCTGCTTCCACTCGCCGAGCCTGAATTTCAGACTGCCGGCGTGCATGGAGACGCCGCGACCGATGAACCCGCCGCCCGTGTTGGCGAGCGAGCCGGCATCGAATAGCTGATTGAGCGTGGTGTTGGTTGCCTCGTTGATCGGTGTCAGCAGCTGGCCGAAGCCGACACCGTAGATGCCGCCGTCAGGGTTCGGAATGAAGTCGAACTTGGTGTAGTAGTGGACGGGCCTGATCTTGGCGACGTTGCCCTCTTGATTGAGCATCACGCCTTCGGCGTCATACCTTGCGACGATGCGGGCGACCTTGCCGGTTGGCTTGTGGACAGTGACGATGTAGGGCTCGGGGAAGTCGTCTTCGTCCAGGTCAAGCCAGCGGTGCTGCTCCAGGAAGTCGTGAGGGGCATCGTCATCGCCGTTGTTGTTGTTGTTGGCGCCGTAGTCGTGGTCGATCCACAGTCCGGCGCGGACCTGCTCCTTGATCTCGTATGGGTAGAACTGGATCTGCTCGGTGATGCGCGGCGCGCTCTCAACACTCTTGGCGTGGTAGTTGATGACGAGGTTCTGCGCCAGCACAAGCAGGGAGGAGTTGTGACCCAAGGCGTGGTCGAAGAAGCTCTTGCGGAACGCGCAGCCGACAATTGGGAGGATCAGCAGAAGCTTGTCGGTCTCGTCCTGCCACTCCGGCATCTCCTCCAGGAGCTGCCACGACATGTGTTCGCCGATGCGGGTTGCGCGCTCGGTCTTGGCGCCAGGCGGGACGATCCAGACCTGTTGCTGCTGCGGCGGCTGCCCTTGCTCCTGCTCCATCTGCGGGCCGCCGTTGTGGCCCATGCGGGGCGACGGGATCTGCATAGGCATGCCGGGGTCCATTCCCGGTGCGCCTATGCCTGGCATGGGCCCAGCGACTCCGCCCGGCCTTCCGCCCATCCCCATCATCAGCTGCTGCACCATCTCGGGCGGCATCGGGGTGCCGTCGTCCTTGCCGACCACAACGCCCTTGACGACGGAACGGCCCTGGATGATGGCCGGGTACGCCCTTGCATTGAAATTGACAGCCGCCATCGTCATCAGCGGATAGACGACGTTGCTGGCGTTTGGCCACGGATGAACCTTTTCCTTCGCAATCTGCATCGCAAGGTCCATGGCCTTGCGGGACTTGTCCTCCCATTCGGAGCGGGACTGGAGGTCGATCTCGTACTCGCGCAGCACCTTCTGACCGATGGCGTTGAGCTCGGTGTCGTCGAGGTCGGCGGCGATGTTGGTGGACTGGATGTTGGCGATCAGCTGCTCATAGACGGCGCGCGGATCGTCCTCTTGCGGCTCCATCTCGTCGAGCGCAAGCTCCTCCGGCTCCTCCAATGAGAGGTAGTCGCGCGCCATGCCCATGGCGGCGGCCGGGTCGTCCAGCATCAGGTCGAGATCGTCGATAGGAGGCATTACGGTTGGCTGTCTCGATCGATGTCTAGCAGGCCCAATGGGGCAGCTCCATGCAGCAACCGACGTGACATCGGCGGCCTCGCTTGCTGGAATGCCTCAAGAGCACTCAAGTACGACTGCGCCCTAACAGGGTCGCCCCAGCGCAAGCCATAGTCGACGCCGTCATGGTTGAGGGCGCTGAGGTCGCGCCGCGCTTGCGGCGGCGCCGAATGTGGCGGCGCCGGAGGTGGTTGGGATAATGGCGCTGGCGCAACCGGCGGGACGGGTGTGCGTGGAGCATAGTCGCCGCGCGGACCTCGGCTGAATGGGCCATTTATCCAAGTCCTGATAGCATCATTAGACATTATGGATGGAGGGGGATAACCAAAACGTGCAACATAATCCTGCACCAGCGTCGCGCGCGGGTCGGGTTGCGCCACAGGTGCACGAGCGCCGCGCACCGTTCCAGCCCCGCGGCCTGGCATCATGGGCAACACATCGGAAAACAAACGACGCAGAAATTCCTGACCTGGACGGCCGACATCCCACCCCAGTGCCTCTGAGATGCGCGCCCGACGTAGATCCTCGGGGGTTGTGAACTCCGACGAAACATCCGGCGCATAGGGCGCTGGACGTTGAGCCCAGAGGAGAGATAGCAAGTCGTAAGGCATGGTAGGTTTCAATAACCTCTGCCGCCTCTGCGCACCGGCCCGAACGAGCTGAGCGCCGGCACCTGCTTCGCCGTCTTGGCGCCGCTCGAATTGCCGCCGCCGTAGCCAGGCTGGCCCTCAGAGGCGATGCACTTGCGGATGGAGACGCCTTCGGCCTGGAGTTTTTCCAGCGTCGGCTGGCCGCCGTTGTCGGCTTTGTCTGGCATCAGGTTGTCCTCTCAAAAGGTGGATACGTCTTGTCGCCCTGGGCAGCATCCCGCAGCGCCACCTGGATTCCGGACGTTAGGCGGGCGCGCGCCATCGCGGGCTCTCGGGCCAGATCAGCGCAAAAACGCTCGTAGAGTTGCCTGGCAATTTCCAGCCTGTCGCTCTCGTCTCTTGCATCGAGCAATTGCATCAGGTGATCCTTTGTTGATCAGTACCCTGTAATCGAGTTTCGCGTCCGCCCCGCGTGGTCGCCCTGAGCTTCTGCCACCGAGGCATCATCCAGCGTCGCCGTCCTCACGCCTTCCACAACAAGCAGGTCCATCGCCCGCATCAAGCCATCGGATTCCTCAACGAGGTCGCCATCCTTGTTCCGCCGGTACGACCGATACTGAGCCAGCCACTGCAAACAGGATGAGAGCACCTTGAGGCGCTTGGTGGATAGACGGCGGGAGACCTCAGCGACTGCGGCGTCCGCCTCTACTCTCGGCGTGAAGATGTCGAGATGCAGGTCAAGCAGAGCATCGATTATGATCTGGCCTTGCTGCTGGCTCCGCTTGCGGGCGAGGTGGTTGAACAGGCCCGGCATGTTGCCGAAGGCGCGGTTGCGGGTCTTGATGGCATCCGCCACAAGAGCAAGCTCATGACGTGGCACCACAAGTTCGCCGTAGATGTAGAGCGTATCCATCTCCCGGTCGTGAGCGCCCCAGAGGACGGAGGCCTTCGAGCCGTCGATGTCGAGCGCCCACACCCGCGGCCAGTAGCGAGGGATCTTGCGCTCAGCGTCGATGACGATCTCAGTCTCAGGTGTCGCGTACACGGTCCCGCCGTCGAAGGCTCTGACTTGCTCTGCTGCGTAGCGCACGGCGTCGATCGTGTGGTTCTTCTTGTCGTCCAGCACCGGCAGGATTTCTCCCGTGAGCTTGTCGGTCTTGTAGCTGTAGCTGCTCAGCTCATCGATCACGTGCTTGCAGTTCGGGTGAACGATGATGTCGAAGGACTTCAGGAACTCGATACCGTCCTCAAGGCTCCCCGGTCCCTTGCGCGCTGGCTGGATGTGCGGGAAGCCATGCCGGCGCATGTAGTCGATGGTCTCAGGCCTGGCGCTATCCGCTGTGATCGGCCACTTCCGCGAGCCCTCCACCTGGTCGAAGAGAGCCGGCGTCTTGTCGATAGGACAACCAACCTCGTAGGCTTCCTGATCGATGTAGAGCGTGCGGCCGACGATCCAGCAGCGGATCAGAACTGTCGGATCGATCGCGAAGCCCCAGTCACCGCCGTAGTAGGGGCGGGCGTCCTTGGGGACATCGAAGCTGTCGATCTTCCAATTGCGGAAGACGCGGGCTTCGGAGTTCTTCTGGTAGCTGCCGAGCCATACGTGATGATATTTCTCAGGGTCACGTGTTCTGTCACGCTCCATGTCCCGCCGAAGTTCCGCGGGAAACCACGGATTGTCCCGGTATGTAACTGCCACGAGAGCGAAGTCTGGGTCGTTCTTGTTGGCCTCAAAGAAGGCGTCAACCGGGTCCTTCGGAGACAGCGGGTTCCAGCCGAAGTAGAGCGCAGAGCCGGGCGCGCGGATCGTCGGCGTCAGGATGTCCAGCGAGCGCTGGGTGATGGTCTGCGCTTCCTCTACGAAGGCGCGGGTGAACCCCTCCAGCGATTTGATCGACGACGCCGTGTGGTTCTTGAGGCCTCTGAACACCATCAGGCTATCATTCGGCCCGACGATCTCCTGTTCCGTGATCTTGAAACTGCTCTCGACGCCGAGAGACTTGATCTTGTCCTCTACGAGCTGCTTGACGCTGTCCTTGATGCTGGACTGAACCTCGCGAAGGCAGGCGACGCGATGGTGCTCGGTCAGCATCTCCTCGACGAGCAGCTCGCACCAGAAATGCGACTTGGCGGCGCCTCTGCCGCCCTTGGCGCCGCGGAAGCGCTTGGGCTCTAGAAGCGGCAAGAACGCTCTAGGCGTCTGGATTTTCAGGATCGACGACGACACGCTCGATCCTGGTGAGTTGCTGCTGAATGGGGCCGCCGCCGGGACCTGAATGCTGGACTGCCTGGAGGCGTGGATGGACGTAGGGGGCTGCATCCTTAGCGCATTCCTCGGCGATCTTGCGCATGTCGAGCAGCCCCTTCAGGTTCTCAATCGTTGCGCCCTCACCCGCAATCATCTCCGCCAACCGTTGTGCTTCAACGTGGGCAAAGCGCATATTCTCCAGCATAACCTCAAGAGGTGTAATGCCGTCCTTAGACGCTTTGGCCGCAATCTCCTGGGTTCGCTTTGTCAGCGCAGACTTCTTGCGACCAGCGCCTTGGCGCTTGCCGCCGCGCGACATAGGTTTGATTCCTTTGATTTATTTCAATCTTTCAAAGGCGTTGCAGGCTGTATCGCGCTAAGCCGAGAGACGGCACCGCCTAGGATTGCTTCGTATCTGACCTGCGCCTCTCTTTGCTGGGCGGCCAGATCTTCCTTGGAGATGATCTTCCACTCGCCAAGCTTTACGGTTCGGTAGGCGTCCACCACTTGGTCCGATACACCGCGGCCGATGAAACCGCCGCCGGCAGCCGCCATGATATTGCGCAGCTCTTTCGCCAGCACCCGCTCGACAGCCTCCACGACCTCAGCCTTGATGATTGCCTTCTCCCGCTCGATGGTGCGGAAGACCTCTTCGGCGATCTTATTGGCGAGTTCAGAGGGGTTCATGGCTTCCACTCGTAATGGAGGAACGGCTCAACGTTTTGCCAATCGTAGGCGCGGATTTCGGCGCTCCAGTCGATAGGCTTCGGCGGCTTTCGGCTAAGTGTGGCCTCCACCATCTGCCCTACCCACATGCGAAGCCCAGGATAGAGGATCGGCGGGACAGCGGACGATATGGAAATCTCGACGCCGTCCGGCGTATCGCTCACCTTGACGGCAGAGAACGTCTTGGGGAGTTTCTCGGCATCAGTCTTCAGGCTCTCAAACGAGAGTGGATCGGCGAAACCCGAAACGAACTTGCCGATACCCTCTTTGATGATTGCCCACGCGTCAGCGGTCAACATCTTTCAGCCTCAAAGGATGGCTACACGAAGCACCGTTGTCCTGCGTGCACTATACCAAACGGCCCGGCTGCTATACAGCTCGGGCCGTCACTATATTGGGGATGCTCAGGGGGCAATCCCGGCTTGGGGTCGCCGCTGGGGCGTGGCGCGACACTCCGATCCGCATGAAGCTAATCTGGGGTCGCTAGGGGTACACTTACCCACGCCACGCAAATCACATGTGAAGACTATTCACACTTTTTCCAGCTTCGCAAGCTTCGTCTTGATCTTGATGGTGTTTTTCTCTCTCTTGATGTCAACAGTGACGTTTTCGCCACTTATTTCCGTAGCTGTCCCCTCGTAACCCTGCATCGGGCCGTCCGGCAAGATGACCCTGTCGCCTACCTGCAGCTTCTTCGGAGGCTCCTCCGGATTAGGCTGATACCTACCATCCGCGATGCTGACCAAGTACTCCACGTCGGCCGCCGGCAGGAAGTACGGCATTGGTGTCCACACCGGGTGGAGATAGCTGTAGATGGCGGCAATGTTATCGACCTCTCTTTCCGGGAGCTTTCCGTTCACGTGGTCCCACAGGCGGCTCCACTCTGGGCCGCTCGCGAACAGGTATCCAGGATACAGGGCGCATTTCCACGGACGCGGATGGCGAGACCTGCCACACCGTACGAGCTTTTCCTCGTACGGTACCATAGCCTGATAGCCGAGACGCCTCACGAGTTTCTCGGCTGTGATCTCCATTCTTGGCAAGACTTGCAGGACGAACCAATTGCTCACTCGGCTGCCTCCGTGTCGTCTGCATCAATCGTTGCGTTGATACGTGCGATGAGGCGCGTGAGCGACCCCAAGAGCCGCATGCGGTCATCCGTCCGGGTCGCGACCGTCAGCGCCTCACCATCGGCCGTGATGGCCGCAATCGCCATCGATGCGATCCGGCCTGATTTGGCATCGGCAAGATATGATTCCAGTGTCTCAACGACCTCGCGATTGGCCACCGCTTGGGGGAGCCTCTCAACGACAGAAAGGACGCTCATTCTGCCCCCTTATCCCTCGCCTTCACGAACACCTTCAGTGTCTTTCCACCATCCTGGTAGGACAACTCCACCTCGACGCCATACTTGACGTAGACGCGGCCGGTTTCGTCGATGACCTCGATGCGGGTGACGGTTTCTGTCATGACTTCGCGCTCTCGATCGGCAGTTCCAACTGGACGGTCGGCATTCTCTGCTTTGCTGCCTTGCGCTGGTCGGAGATGTAGGCAATCAGGCTGATAACTCCGATACTCAGAAATGGCCCGAAGGAGACCGCGTGAATCACTGCTAGATGAATGACCCAATCAGGCGTGTTCTCCCGATGGTAGCCAAGGGTGTTGAGCGCCCACGTCACGCTAGTCACGCCAACAAAGATCGTTACGAGCCCGCATAAGACGCTAAAGACCAGAATGGCCAGAGTTCCGCTTGCAATGTTCTTGACGTGGTTCATAGCTCAGTCGTCCTCCGCCGCTTTCTCCACCGGGGCTGCGCACGGCCGCGCCCACAATTCGCAGACGACGAAGTACCCCTCACCGCCCAGGATCTTGCTGGCGCCGGACTGCACCTTCCCCAAGAAAGTGTCGTGGGACTGGGACTGGAAGCAACGCCAGCTTACCGAGCTCGGATCAGCGTTGGCGAAGTTCATGTAGATCGAGCCGTGCTTGGCTTGAACGCCGATCATCCACCGTTTTTGGGCGTCGCCCTTTGAAGTAGCCTCTTGTTGGTGCTGACCGCTCCAGACGTGCAACGGTTCCGTGAGACACTGGCTTCTGTCCTTTCCATACTCCCCTTTCGTTTCATGCAGGACGTACTTGGTTGCCCGGTCCAACTGTCCGGTTACCGGCAACCCTTTCTCGTGCTGGAATTGGGTGATGACTTCTCGAGTTTCAGGGCCAATGAAACCGTCGACGTCAAGTTCGTAGCCCAATGCCTGCAAGCGGACTTGCGCGGACATTATGTCGGCATCCGGGGAAGGCTTGTGGTAGGAATGATGATGGCGCCAGCGTCGGCCGCAGTGCCTCTCGGCCCAGTCTTGGTACGCGAGATCGGCGCGCATTGCCCTGCAGCTGAAGGCGTTCTCCGGCCAGTCTGCCCTTGCCGTCGCGATGGCGATAAACCCCAGCACCACGGCGACCGCAGCGAAGAGCCATCTGAAGCCAGTCTGTGTCATTGTGCACCTTGTTTGCCGACGCGCACTCGATCCCCATCATGGTCCGTACGCAACTGCTGGCGCACCTTCATGCCGCCAGTCCCACAAGTACCAAGCATGATTGAACGACGGCGACGCTTTCGGCTTGCCGTTGGCTTCCGCGAACCACACGATGCGCTTCATCAGGACGAGCTTCTTCGCGAATGCCGGGCAGTCCCGGAAGAGGTGCGTTCGAGACTTCGCGTGGTCGAAGTCGGTGCGCAGCAGCATGGCAACTTGACCGCCTGCCGGCTCCATCATCCTGAGCGCGTGTTCTATGAACGCTTGCGCCGAATCGTATGGCGGGTTGGTGATAATTGCTCCGCACTTGGCGCCATCTGGGTGTCCAGAACACCTTAGAAAATCCTGACCAGCGTCAATGTCCGAGAAGCTGACGCAGAAACCATAGGCAAGTAGAACCTCGACCATCTTCCCGCTGCCAGCAGCCGGCTCCCATATGCAGCCGCCGACCGGCCGCCGCAGATGCGGGAGAAGCGCCTCCGTTACCCACCCGGGTGTTTCGTAAAGGTCGCGCTCTTTGCGCGCGTATCCGCTATCTCGCTGGCTCAAGCTGCCCTCCCGCGTTCGTTGTTCTCCGCCATCGCCTGGCGAGCGGAGGCGAGCGCCCGGCGGGTTTTCCAGCCCTTGCTGGCCGCCTTTTGGTACCGGCGCATCTTGGTGGACGCTGATTTTTCTAGGATTTCGGCCGGAACTAAGCGTTTCATCTCGAACAATTCCCGCAGAAGTTGTTTGGCTAGCAGGAATTCGTGCTTCGCCCATTCCGGAACAGGCTCCGCCGTGATCGGCCGCACAATCAATCGGCCGTCATTGGCCATTTTGGAGAGCCATTCCAGTTGGGTGTTCGTGAACCTCATCTGGAACCCCCATTTTTTGGCTCAGGAAGCCTTTCCTCGTTCGCCCTATCCGAGACAGCGGCGGGGTCGAGAACGGGCGCCACGAACGCGCCTGGTGGCCCTACGCTCGATCCTGAGAGAGCGGCGTCGATCATGACCCTCCATACGTCATCCAATCCGCTGTTCCTGTCCGTGTTCGGCCAGTCGCAGGAGCGGATCATCGCCTCGGTGGGCTCGCGCATCGCTTGCAGGATCAGTCGCGCCAGCGGATACTCATCGTGCGTGTACTGGTACCGATTGATGACATCGGCGATGCGGTCGATCATTCGCTGTTCACTCATCAGTGCAGCCTCCCCATGTCCCGCTGAAACTGGTGCGCTCTGATCTCATCGACGAAGTCGAGATCGTCAGCCGCCAGTTCGAGGTCAATCTGTGCAGTCACCGCCCTCCAGAGCCATTCCCTGAGGAATGCCTTGCGGAGCTGGCGCTTGAGGGTGCGGATCTGGGTGTCCTTGCGCTTGGTCATTCGGCGGCAGCCTCCAACAGGCTCAATTGCTCAGACTTGCGGGGCTGCTCGATGAAGAGGTCGGGCTGGCGGGTGGCTGCTTCGATGCGCTTCAGCGCGATCTCGTAGTAGCGGGGCTCCACCTCTATTCCGATGAAGCGACGGCCGAGCTTGACGCAGGCAACGCCCGTGGTGCCGCTGCCCATGAAAGGGTCAAGAACGGTTTGCCCTGATGTTTCTCCGACGCACCATTCCATGATCTCAATCGGCTTCTGTGAGGGATGGCAGAATGTCCTATTTGCGGCTGCCCCAGCACGCATCCCGCCATCCCAAACATGATGCCTAACGCGCTGCTTTCCGCTGAGATCGCTCCATGCCATTTCGCAAGGCGCATAACTGGTGGCCCTGTCGTAGTCGTGAGCAGCCGGACGCTTCATCCAAAGGAACCAAGCCTCAGAGGGCGGCAGCAGATGCGAAAAGTAGTTTGCACCAAAAAAGAGATGCTCCCGCCCGATCATGAACGGACGGGGGTCGAAGGCTTTGTCGTCCACCCAAATCTGCTCGCGGTGATTGACGCGCGGAATCCAATTGATCCCATACGGCGGGTCCGTCACCACCGTATCGACCTTGCCGAGTGTCAGGAGCACCTCACGGCAGTCACCCAGCCACAGATCGTGCGCGCCGATTGTTTCCTTCCTGAAGCTCATCTCCCCAGCACCCCCGCCCTAAGCTTCTCCCGCTTGGCGAGCATCGAGGCGCCGAACACTTCAGCGTAGAACTCGCGCAGATCGTGACGGCGACCCTCGACCTCTCGCATGGGCATCTGGCCGGTTTCCGCCAGCACCAGGGCTTGGCTGAGATAGGCCAGCAAGCGGCGTTCCTTCTGGATGATCGTCTCCATCACTCAGCCTCGCCCTTCTTCAGAATGTCGTAGCCCATGCGTTCAATCCGGAACTTCCCGGTCCCTTCGTCGAGCAGCATCTCGGCTAGGAACGGCTGGCCCATAGCCTCATGATCTTTCAGCTTGTCGCCGTGCAGGTAGGTCGGGCCGTCGAGGTTGCGCCAGACGCAGAAGCCGATGTCTGCCTTATTGCCCCAGTGCGCTGTGTCGGCACCGTCGTTGAGCGTCAGCACCCCGTTCTTGGAGAGGCGCTTCTCCACGCCGTCCTTGGGTGGGTGAGCGCAGCAGATCATCAGCAGCTCGTAGTCGTCGGCCAGCGCCTTCAGGGCCATGATGAAGCGGCCCATGTAGTCGGTCTTGGACTCGCCCTTGCCGACCTGGTGGTCGATTTCATTGACGGGGTCGATGGCCACGACCTTGACGCCATGGACACGGACAGCGAACTCGATGCGGTCCAGCAGGCGCCCCAAGTCGAGCGTGGCGTTACGCTTGCGGCGAAGAAAGACCGCAGACTTCCGGATTTCCGCATCCGCCCACGCAACAGCAGCCTCCGACGGCTTAAACTGCTTCATGTAGACGTTCCAAAATACTTCGCCGTTTTCGTCGTGTGCGCCTTGCTTCCATTTCCCGCAGATCAGATGCCTGCGCAGGTCGCGCAGATACCGCGGTTTGACTCGCTCCTCGAAACTCGTGAGCAGAAACTTCCAGCCGTGAAGCCGCCAGAGGTTGACCAGCATCTGGCGCAAGAACACGCTCTTGCCGGAACCGTACGGGCCGATGATCGGCATGAACGCTGGCAGCACGATGCGGAACCCGTGCTCGTCCAACTTGCCGAACCCGGATTTGTAGTCGGTTGGAGGAGTCGGCTCCGGGATGTCGTCGATGGTGGCGACCTCATCGAGCCACATCGGACGAGCGTTGGCGATTGCGTCAGAGATCGCGCCGATCTTGCCCGGCAGGTAGGCCCACTTGCACCGCTCGTCGCCGAGGTTGACGCCAACAGCGTCGCGCCAGCCTTCCCCACCCTCTGGGATCAGGATGACGTACCGGCCAAAGAAACCGATCTCGCCGCGGACGCGGCCGTCGCTGTCAAGCAAGAACTCTGGACGGCTGCCATCGTGGACGTGCTTGCAGCCGGCCTCCCGGCACATGGCCACGGCTTTCTCGCCGAGGGTCACGATTAGGGGCTGCATGGTGGTGCGGTCGCTCATGGTCACCACCTCGACGGCTTGAAGGGCTTGGCAGGGGTGGCCTTGGCGCTAGCCGCTTTCGCGTAGCGCGCGTCCTTGTCGCGTTTGTCCCGGACGATCCGTGCGAGCTGACTGGAAACCTGCACGTCAAGAGGACGGCTGCTGTTAGGCTGGACGTAGGACGCCGCCTGCATCAGCGCCAAGTCTAGGTCCTTCTCGCTGCCGAACTCCTCCAGCCACTGAACGCGGAACCCGTTGACCAATGTCAGCTTGCCGTCCTCGAACAGCACGTCATGCGATGGGTTGAGAGCGCCCTGCCAGAAATTCGGCTTGGGGGGTAAAAGGGGGTTATTTTCTTTAGACCGGATACTAACCGGATATGTACCCGCTTTAGGCGGGTGGGTTGCACCCGCTTCAGGCGGGTGACCTGTTTGGGCGGGCGCCCGCTTCAGGCGGGTGGGTTCGTCAGCACCACCCACCCGCTTTGGGCGTACTAGTTCCGCAAACTCACCCGCTTCAGCCGTATTAGTTGGTTTTGGCAAGTCACCCGCTTTAGACGGGTGGGTTTCTTGAGTTGCAGCAGCGGCCAGCTTGGCGGCTTTCCGCTCCTCATAGGCCGCGACAACGGCGTCAGCGACCCGCTCGGGGATGACAGTGTAGGCGTTGCTCTTGCCCTGCCCGCGGCTCTCGCGGCGGATGACGTTGAACTGGTCTTCTAGTTCCCTGAGCGCCTTGAAAACGGCGTCAGTACGCTTCACCTTGGCGTACACGGCGAGCGTCGCACCACCGGGGAAGGCGTTGCCATAGGACCCGTCGCTACGGACGATGAGCCCGATCAGGATCAGCGCCTGGGTCTGATTGAATTTTGGGTTCTTGAGGACGGCTTCGATTGCCGTCAGCTTCTTTATCTCACGGACGTAGATGTCGGGTGGAGCGCCGTTATGACCGATGCCTGGCTGTGCATTGGCAACTGGCGGCCTGTTGACATCTTGTGTGTTTTTGGTCATAGATACCCCACCCAATGAGGATTGTTGTTAGCACCAGCACTCTCAAAACTCAGGCTCCAGATCGTTGGCAGCGATCGCGAGCCAGACCAATCCAGAAGGCTCCTACTTGGCGGTGGGAGCCTTCGTCATTTTCAGGCCCGCTTCATGAGCTTCCCGATCAGTCCAGCGCCACCCAGCATGAGGGCAGCGCCAGCGACGGCGGCGAGCCAGTCTCCAGACTGAGTGGCACGGAGGAAAGCCGCTCCAAACAGGACGCAGGCGGTGCCCAGCAGCACGTAGCGGGTGGTCTTCATGACGCCTCCGGTTGCGGTGTCGTGGCTTCCAACTCCTTGCGGGCCGCCCGTCGTCGCGCTCTCATGCGTTTCTGCGCGTCGTCGTGGCGGGCGTCGGTGCAAGGCAGACAGAAGCGTCGGTGGTTGTTCACACCAGCGCCGCACATCTCGCAGTGACCGCGGATGCGATTGAGCGCTCTGCCGCCGACAAGGTCGGCAAATGCACCGCCTGGCTTGCGAGCTCCGCGGTCACGCATCATGCGGCGCGCTCCTGCGCTGAAGCGGCTTCCTCGATCTTCTCGATCTTGAAGTCGGCGATCTCGCCTTCTGTCATGAGCGCATCGAGTAGGGTGTCGTCAGCGTCGAGATCATCGCTGGTGGCCTGCTGGGTCTCCCAGGTGATGATCTCGTCGTCGGTCTTGGGGCCGTCGGCGATGCCCTCGTACCACTCCGGCTCCAGGTCGGTTTCATAGGTGACGGTGGCGGTGATTTTGACCTTCATGGGGTCTCTCCGATCATGGAAGATGGGCCGGTAACTGGGCCGGTCAACGGTCCAAATGCTGGGTACGCCGCGTGCTGGGCTGGCTTAGCTGCACCAGTAGGATCAAGGATGTTCGCGGCGGCCTCGTACTCATCGGCTAGCTTGAGGTCTTCGGTCATTTTCTCACTGACCTTGAGTGCCCTTCGCTGAAGTTCCTCTGCCTCTTGTTTGTTCTCTTCCGCATCTGCTCTCAAACTCTGAGCGTAACGACGGAGACGTTCGGCTGCTTTGTTCATTTTGCTTTCTCTTCCTTCGTTTCTGCAGGCACCAGGGGGACGGAGATGGACGCTGGCGGCGTGACAAGCCATCACCGCCCTCTAGTGCTGCCGCCCCGACAGGACGCCGGCAGAACCCCATCTCCGTGCCGCTACCGCCTTGGGACTGGTGCCGAGCCCAGTGGTTTCCCTACCGAGCTCGGCTACCGTCCTTTTGTGGTGAACACGGTGCTGTACTCTCCACGCTACGTTACGGACCCCATTCTCAGCCGGCACACAGGCGCGTTCCGTTACTCAAGCCAGACGAGGCCACGGCCAGCGCCAGATCTCGTGCGCCGGCAGATCAGACCAGGGCATGGAGGCCACCATTCCTCCGGGGCTTGCTGGTCACCTGAAAGCCGCGACCTTTGCGCGACTTTTCAACTTTTCCCTGACCCTTACCCCTAGCAACTGCACGCCATGCCGTTGCTGTTGAGACCCGAGCCTCTTTTGCAAGGTCGGTGATACTGTCCCATGTTCTGCCAGGGTTGGCTGCAAGGAGCGCGTGAACAGATACAGATGGGGTGGTTTTCAGGGTAAGTGGAACGGTAGGCTTCGGGGCGGGCGCCGGTACTCGCGGCGGCTCGCTACTCACTTTATGGCTGTCTGCAACGGTGGCTGGTGCTGCCTGCAATTGTGGGGACGTGGCGATCTTTGCAGGGAGGTCGACAACGTTTTCACCCCTCTCTGCAACCGTTGCAGGCTGCGATTTGTCTTTGCCGCCAGAGCCTTCCGGGGAGCCTGAAAGCTTGCGATTGTCAGGGTCGGTAGGTTCCGGCTTCCATGAAAGCAAGAAGCCAGCGCCGGGAAATCCAACCATCTTGAGAAAGATGATGAGAAGTGCAAAGTACCCGGATTGCACGAACTGGACGCTTTCAACCGCCCACCCCAGCTTTTCAGCCATGGATTGCGCGCCGCGGTCAGGGGCGACCAGGACCGTTATCTTGGCCTCCCTGAAACTCTTGATCGCGTCCTGGTTGGCGGTGATGAAATCCTTACGGGCGGAGCGGGTGCCGGCGCTCTTTGCAAGGTCCATCGCCTTCTTGGCGCTGTCCGCCTCCAGCTTGTCGGCGTCCTTGCTCCGGCTGACCTCGGCCTCGTGCGTCTTGCTGGCGGAGATACGCTCGGTCGCCTGGTAGCTCCACATGGAGTTGAAGGACCACCCGGCGCTCAGGAGCACAGCAAGCGCGAAGACGAAGCCCCAACCCCAGCGCTTGTGGGCAAGACAGACCCCAACAGCGACGCCGCAGAACAGAAGACCGACCACGTCAACGGCAACCGAGCCGACGCTGGTCAGGAACTTGCCGGCCTGGGTGACACCGAGGTGGTCACCCTGGAACCAGTTCATTGCGCCGGTGAGACCCAGCAAGATCAGCCCTCCTAGTAGGAGGCCCCATCCGCAGATCCTCGCCTTCACGACATCAGACATTTCTCACTTACCTGCTTGTTCTTGGACGCAAGCACTCACGCAGCTCGATCGTTCATGCGGCCTGGCTCATGACCCCGTTCGCCGTCTGGGCGATGGAGATCAGCAGGTCGCGGAATTGCTCTGGTGTGGAAGAGCGCTGGCGCTTGGAGAGCAGCTGACAGGCTCCCGTCTTGACCGCGCGGGCACGCTCCTCTTTCGAGTGGAAGCCCTGGTCGAGGCGCACGAAGTCGCCAGGCGCACGGCCCCAATCCAGCGACGGGATGTCCACGCCGCATGCGTAGAGCCACGTTGCCTTGCGCGCGCGGTGTCCGTAGGCGCCCTGCTCGATGCAGCATGTCCAACCACCCTGCCAGTCAGCAAACGACCAGCCTCCCCCTCGTAGCGGCGGCATGAGTTCGAAACGGCGCCAAGCGTGGCTGCCCTCTGGATGCTCCAGGACGCCGCCCCATCTGCGCACTGCGGCGAGAGCCGCCGCGAAGCAACCATCGTCGTCACCGAGCTCGCGCCGCTCGCGCGCCGACGGCCCGCCGCTCCAGTACCGTCCCCACCGCTCACACGGCGGATGCGCCACCACGGGCCACGGGCCGGCGTAGGTGCGCGCATCACGCGCCTTGTCCCAGATATCGACGTGCGGGAGGTTGGCGTAGACGCCATCCGGCATGACGAACAGGGCGGCGATCTTCTGCATTATGCCGCCTCCAACTGCTTCTCGATGACGGGGGCGGCGACCATGGGCGCTGCCGGCGGGCGAGGCCTCACTGGAACGGTGGCACGGGCGTGGTGGCCGGGGCAGTAAGACGAGATGCCACCGGGTATGCGGTCCAAGCCGCAGAAGATGGGGGTGTCGAGAGACACATTGCCGGTTTCACCTACCGGCCACCTGCAGTGCTTGGTGTCGAGATCAGCGAAGCTTACCCGCGCCACGTCGTCGGCTGCGGGCATTGGAAGTGGAAGCGGCTCCAAGCCAGGGCTGCGAACCATGTTGGGTGAGGTTGCGAAGTTGAATGACTTGCCTGCGCTCTTGACCTCGGCCGATTTCAGCCGGGCCATGGCAGAGCCGAGCGCGCGGTTGGTATGGCGCTGCCGAACTAGCGTCGTCCGCTTGGGGAGTCCCGCACGCGAGACGGCGCCGATCACGGAGTTCCGTGTGACACCGTTGCCGAGCATGCGGGCGATGGTGCTGCAGGAGTGCCCCGCGCTCCAGAGATCAGCAAGACGCGCGGCGATCGCTTCGTCTTTCCAGTTGGTGACACGTTGCGCCATCGCCTTGCCTTGTTCGTTCTGGATACTGACGCAACGCGGTGGAAAGGAGGGAGGCCCGAAGGCCTCCCGAGGCTATGTCAGGAAACAACGCTGACGCCTTGCAGCGCCGTTCTGCGGCCCCAGATCAGGCGCTTGCCATCCCCACGGATGACGCCCGATCAGCTCACGCCCCGAACCTCGTGGAAGGCCCAGGCGACTGTCGCTTTCCCGATCCCGGATCAGAGCCTCGGTTGGGACTTTCACCGGGAGAGCCGCAGAACGCCGACGCCAGGAAACTCACTGCACTGTCACCTAGGTGACTTTTCCACAGGGCTGTGGAACTACTGTTCAACCTTAGGCGCTGTCACGATTCAGTCATTTTCTTGTTGACGCCACAACTTTGCCTAGTAGGTTACCCAGAGCATCAGCGTGCGGGGTGCTCTTGGGGACGGGCAATAACAACAAGTCGGCGCACTCGACACAGTCAGGTAACGCGTGCCATGCGACTTGTACTGAGTTACTTACGCAGCTGCGCACATTCCTTGGCGCTTACGCGCAATTCGGCGCTTCCTCGGCTTTGGCTCCGGCATGAAGTCGTTGGCGGTGACATCACCGCCGGTCGCCACTGATATCGCGGCGCACGCCTCCATCGACGGGGACTTCTCAGCTACGCCATCCCGCTCAATGAGACGCGAGACGTGGGAGACGGACAGCCCCGTCTCCTCCGCGAGCCATGTTGCGGTCTTGCCATTGGTGGCCAGCCACTCGTGGAGCTTCATCGCTTGTTACTTGCCTCATAGGCGAATGTATGAGCTTATATTGCCTCAAGGGCAAATCATCGTCAAGCGTCACTTTTGCCTGTGAGGCCGTTTTCGGCGTCACGCAGGTAGTGTCTAAACGCACGGTCAACTTCCTGAGGGGGACCGTGCATGGTGAAGCGGCGCAGGCGCAAGAAACAGCCAACTGTGGTGGAACCGACTGAGGACTTCCTAGCGAGGCTCAGGATCAATGAGCTGCTGGATGAGCGGGGGTGGACATTGCAAGAGTTATCGAACCAGTCAGGGGTATCCCTAGCGCAACTCTCCAACATGGCGAGAAATCAGAAGGGATTCTCCAGAGAGAGCCTTGAGCGGGTCGCCAAGGCGCTCGGCACTACCGTGCCGCAGCTATTCGAGGCGTCCTGGCAACACGTACCCGTCTTCGGGGTCGTTGAGGACAACGGGCACGTGCGGCCCCTGAGCAATGGCACCGGCCACCCGACGAAGATCAAAGCGCCCGCTGTTTACGGGCCGTTGCTTGCATTGACCGTAGTCGGCGACG